TCGCTCAAGCGTCAAGGGCTTTTGAATACTATGTAAAGTAAACTTCGTTAAGGACTTGACACGCTACATATAGCGTGTCAAGTTAATTGTTAGGATATTATGGGATCAATTGTCACAGTGACATATATATCACAGTGGGGGCTTGATGATGGGCGGGCCCACCCAGAGAATAAAAAAAAAACAATGGAGAGCTTGATGATTAGCGAGCTCGCTCCCTCCCCCCCCCAACAGTGATATAAATGTCACAGTGGGGGCTTGATGATGGGCGGGCCCACCCAAAAAAAAAATAAACACACCCACTACATCTTGTGTTGAGTTATCCACAGGGCACAAATCACCCCTATTTTTTTCTTGTAATTCTGGGACATTCTGTTAAGATACGCTTAACTTAACGAAAGGAATATAATGTTAGAAGTACACTACGAAAACCTTAAAAACTTTGACAAGTTTTCAAATACTTGGAAAGGTAAAGAGGATAGAAAACAAGCAGATACTCTAGGTTGGTTAATGATGGCTATTGGAGTAAATGAGATCACAGAAAAAACTATTGATGAAATGATTTTTAGAACAAGGTTCTTAGATTTCTGTTGGGGTAAGTCTTACTTTGTTAATAACCCGAGTACCGCAGATCTAAGACAGCTATTTAAAAATCACATTGGTTTGAAGATAGCTATTACGAACAGAGGTCTTAAAGATAAAAGCACTCGCCATAAGTTTATGGTCAATCAATTACACAACATAGAAAGAAATATTTTGGAGAAGATAAATAAATAACTTCGTTAAGGCAACGTGCGAGTGTATGCAGTAATTGCATACACTCCATGTAGTGTGTCAAGTTAAGTAATAGGATTAATTGTCACAGTGATATAAATGTCACAGTGGGGGCTTGATGATGGGCGGGCCCACCCTAAAAAAAAACAAGGGAGGGCTTGTTGCCTGAGCGAGCTCGCCCGCCCCCCCCACTTATTAGCTTCCATAAAATTGCCACAATTTGCAAGTAAGATTATCCTATAACCCATGGAGGAAACTATGAGTAAAATGAAACAAAACCCAGTCACGTTTCAATGGTCAGGAGAATATGATGCTATTGGTCAGAAAATTCCTGAAATTAAAAGTCTAAAAAAAGAAGAACGATTACACAAATATATTGGCTTTCATAATACTGATGAGGTGTGTCATGCTGAGGGCGGTAACAAAGAGGGGGCTAAAAAACTTTGTGAGGATATGTTGTTAAAATATTTTCATGAACTCCAAAAAAATGTAACGAGATATCCATTAAAGTATTATAATGGAGAGGTGGCTTATGTTGGGAGTACAGTAATTAAAAATTAGTTGATATTAATGGGTATCAAGCCCCCAGAATCTTGTGGGGGCTTGATGATGGGCGGGCCCACCCTAAATCAATAGAGGTACCAAGTCCATTTCGGAATTTGAACCTTTCTCATTAAGCAATTACCCTTTTTAAAATAGGGGTCCCAATGTTTACCCTTTATAGTCGGATTTAGACGGTTAGGGCCATGAAAACCATTATCAAAAGTGGCCCCTTAATCCGCCTTGATTTACACTAAAATACGGGATAAATTGCCAAAGATTGAAAAAAAATTTCAAAAAAATTTTTCAAAATGCAAATAGACATAGAAAAAATTAAAAAATTACCACCAGATCAGAGAGAAGACTTCATGAAAATGTATCTCAAACATAATGAGATGGTCAAGGTGGATAACATCCAGGCAAATTTTTTAAGTTTTGTAAAGCATATGTGGCCTGAATTTATAGAGGGACCCCATCATAAAATTGTTGCAGAAAAATTTAATGCTCTTGCTGAGGGCAAATTAAAGAGATTAATTGTGAATATGCCGCCAAGGCATACAAAATCAGAGTTCGCCAGTTCCTTGTTGCCTGCTTGGATGATCGGGCGTACACCAAAATTAAAAATAATTCAAACGACTCACACAGGGGAACTTGCAATACGGTTCGGGCGTAAAGCTAAAACACTCATTGACTCTCCTGAATATCAAGAAATTTTTTCAACAAGACTAAGAGAAGACAGTCAAGCCGCTGGCCGCTGGGAAACTGCACAAGGTGGCGAGTATTTTGCAGCAGGTGTCGGTGGAGCCATTACGGGAAGGGGTGCTGACCTATTAATTATAGATGATCCCCACTCGGAACAAGATGCGATGAACATGACAGCGCTCGAGAGAGCTTATGAATGGTATACATCAGGACCACGACAGCGTTTACAACCAGGCGGCGCAATAGTTTGTGTTATGACGAGGTGGAATACAAAAGATTTAACGGGAATGCTATTGCAGCATCAAAAGGAAGCAAAATCAGATCAATGGGATCTAATAGAATTTCCTGCAGTGCTGCCATCAGGTAAACCTGTCTGGCCGCAATATTGGAATACCAAGGAACTAGAAACTGTAAAAGCTTCTCTATCCGTTGGTAAATGGAACGCACAGTGGATGCAAAATCCAACGTCGGAAGAAGGAGCCATTATAAAACGAGAATGGTGGAAGAAGTGGACGAGCGATAAACTTCCAAAACTAGAACACATTATACAATCGTACGATACCGCTTTCATGAAAAAGGAAACGGCGGACTTTTCTGCAATTACGACGTGGGGAGTATTTCGTGAAAACGAAGACCGTCCCGCTAATTTAATTTTAGTAGACTCTTTAAAGGGAAGATACGAGTTTCCAGAATTAAGAAGGAAGGCTCTAGAATCTTACAAGTACTGGCATCCAGAAACAGTTTTAATCGAGGCAAAAGCTTCAGGACTGCCGTTGACGTATGAATTAAGAAATATGGGCATACCAGTTATTAACTTTACGCCGAGCAAAGGAAATGATAAACATACTCGTGTTAACGCAGTCGCTCCACTATTTGAAAGTGGAACGATATGGGCGCCCACAAATAAAAATTTTGCACAGGAAGTAATTGAAGAATGTGCAGCATTCCCCTATGGGGATAATGATGACCTTGTTGACAGCATGACACAAGCTGTTATGAGATTTAGACAGGGAGGATTGATTCCGCATCCTGAAGACTATAAGGACGAGAAAAAACCCCCTAAGAAGTATAAATATTATTGGTAGATTATGGCTGACGGAAAAAAATATCTAAATAGAACTGGTTTTAAATCTGGATCTGGAATATTAGCAAGTTATCCTCTGTTTAGAGGTCGATCAGGAGCAGATAATTTAAAAGCTTGGCGTGGACAAGAAATGTTGGAGACTTTAGCAGGAGGCATACTTGGAGCAGGAGCATCTAAATTTATTCCTGAAGTTCATGGAGGAAAAGGACCTATTCCAGCAGACCCACCTGAAACATTTCCAGCTGAAGATACTTGGGATAAAAGTTTTAGAGATGAAGGACTTACTATTCCTGACGAAGAAAAAATAAAAGTTCCAGACAGTATACCTCCTCAAATAAAAGTAGAAACTACTGGTTTCCCAGATCTATCTGAAGAATTAAACAAACCTGTAATTACATATAGTAAAGACTTTCCTAAAAATGCAAAAGATTTGATTGAAAGATCTGTTGGGTCAGAAAAAGGTAATAAGGCAATAGAAAAAATATATGATGATAGTATTTTTGATGATATTTTAGAATCATCTGAATTAGATAATATTAGAAGACTTGAAGAAGCTTATACAGGAGGACTCGCAGATACAGGAGATGCAGCCATTCCACTTATTTTTGAAAACAGTTTGTTAGATCAACACGAAGACTACATGGAAGCTTATAAAGATGCTTTAGCAGATGCAGCGAGAAAAACTTTAGGAAAAGAGTTTAAAACATACAGATTAATGGAAAAAGAAGATGCACTTAAACTTCTTATTGATGGTGAATTTCCAAATATAAAAAGATTAACAGAAGATGAAGAGGGAAGAGATGTTTATGAAGACTTAATGGTTAATATGTTTGGCGAAGAAGGACCTATGCCTCGTGAAGCTTTTAGTTTTAGTTTAAACCCTAACGACGCATTAGCATTTAGATTTTTATCTGCTGGAGGAAGAGGAGATAAAAAAGATGAAGATTTTGTTTTAATTGAAAAAAAAACAAGTCCAACAGACATAGTTATGCGAGGACATGAAAGTGAAAGAGATTTTGTTTTAAGAATGGATGGGGATTCAGTTGGAAGCAGTTATGTTACTCCAAACATTTTTAATGTTTATGACATAAAATTTGACGATAAAAATAAGGTAGAATTATCTGAAAATGAACTATTTAAAAACTTTGTTGAAAAATCTAAACTAGAAAGAGTTAAAGAAGAAGACCCAACAAGTAATTTATACAAAACTTTAAATAAGGCACAGCATGCTTTTCTTATGGATTCAATAAGTGAATACACTGAAAACATAAGTAAAGGCACTATGGATAAAGTAAATAAATTATTATATCTTGATGAAAAAGTTACTTTTACTGATAATCAATTAAAAGAATTAAATGATGCAACCGCTGATAAACGACAATCAGACTATGATAGTGCGAATAAAAAAAATTGGGACGATGTAGATGAAGATTTGGATTTATCTATAAAAGAAAACGCTAAAACATTAGGTACTATAACAGAAGGAGAATATATAGATTTATGGCAAAAATTAAAAAAACCCAAAAAAATTATAAAAAAAGCCCACGGCGGCTTGATTGATAAGCCCCTTACAGGAAGAAGCAGATACATATAATGGCAAGAAATTTAGACGAACCAGGTGCAAACTTTAATCAGTTACTAGAGTTATCTATAAAACTTCAAAACGCTAGAACCTTTGCAGGTACAAAAGTTGCTGATGCATCCACAGAAATGGAACAATCAGAGTTTTTAGAACCAAAACGTATAGACATTTTTGGAAATGTAATTCCAGCAGAAACTTTAGAAAATTTTGATCCAACATTTAGAAAACCTAACGCTGCTGGTGGCCGTATCTATGGTAAATACGCCCAGCAACTAGCATCAGGCGGCAGAGTGGGTTATAAAGATGGAGAGACAGTTCTTCCAAAAGCTAAACCTTTTACTGCGGATATGTTTAAAGATAAGGCGGATCTTTATTTACAAGGTATATTTGCAGGACCCAATAAAGATTTATTTCTTCCAAAAATACGGAGTGTTTTAGAACAAGCCGTCAATGAAGGATCTATCACTCAAGAAGAAGGAATGAAATTTATTAACGATAGAATATTATTTTATAAAAATTTTGCTGAAGAGAATCCCAAAGGGACTTTACCTAGATGGGAAAAGAATGAAGGTGGCAGAGTTGGGCTTTTCACAGGCAGCGGTGATTATGCAAAAAAATATTTAAAGTATGGAGATAAGGCCACTCAGGATAAATTTAATAAACTTGTAAATGAGTTAAGAATTAATATGTCTTTTGAGTCAGCTATAAGTGAGGCTTTAAGAGAAATAAGAGAGGGAAGTAATTAAGAAATCAAAGGCAGGCCCATACCACAAGGGTTGAAATTAATTATAATACTGCTAAAGTAGTAGTATCGGAGAAAATAAATGGCAGAAATAGACAAGTCTTTACCGAACGTAAAGCAAACAATAAACGTACCTAGTCCAGAAGACGTAGAAATAGTTCAACAAGAAAAAATTATCGAGCAACAAGATGCTGGTCAACCTGTTGAACAAATTGAAAACGAGGATGGTAGCATTGATATAAATTTTGATCCAAGTGCCGTGAGTCCTGGCGACGATGGCGGACACTTTGCAAATTTGGCAGAATTACTTCCAGACAATATTTTAGATCCACTTGGTTCTAAACTTTATCAAGATTATACAGATTATAAAACTTCAAGAAAAGAATGGGAACATTCTTACACTAAAGGTTTGGATCTTTTAGGTTTTACTTATGAAGAACCTACAGAACCTTTTAAAGGAGCTTCAGGTGCAACGCACCCAGTTCTTGCAGAAGCGGTAACTCAATTTCAAGCACTTGCTTACAAAGAATTATTACCTGCAGAAGGTCCCGTTAGAACCCAGATTTTAGGAGTGCCTAATCCTGATAAAGAAGCTCAAGCACAAAGAGTTAAACAATTCATGAATTATCAAATTATGGATCAAATGAAAGAATACGAAGCAGAGTTCGATCAAATGTTATTTTATCTACCTCTCGCTGGATCTGCATTTAAAAAAGTTTATTATGACGATATAATGCAGAGAGCAGTTTCTAAATTTGTTCCTGCGGATGACTTGGTGGTTCCGTACACAGCTACCTCATTAGATGATGCGGAATCAATCATCCACGTTGTTAAAATGTCTGAAAATGAATTAAAGAAACAACAGGTGGGAGGATTCTATAGAGACTTAGAATTAAACCCATCTCTCTTAGATGAAACAGATGTTCAAAGAAAAGAAAGAGCTTTAGAAGGAGCATCTAAAGGATCCGATGACAAAGTTTATACAATTTTAGAATGCCATGCTAATTTAGACTTAGACGGTTTTGAAGATAAAGATGAAACAGGAGAACCTACAGGAATTAAATTACCTTACATTGTAACTCTAGAAGATGGAACAAGAAAAGTTTTATCTATTAGAAGAAACTATGAAATAGGTGATCCATTAAAAAATAAAATTCAATATTTTGTTCACTTTAAATTTTTACCAGGACTTGGTTTTTATGGTTTTGGTTTAATACATATGATTGGTGGACTATCACGAACAGCAACAGCAGCATTAAGATCAATGCTAGATGCAGGTACACTGTCTAATTTACCTGCAGGCTTTAAAATGCGTGGCATAAAAATGCGGGACGAATCTCAAGGGCTCCAACCTGGAGAATTTAGAGACGTCGATGCACCAGGCGGAAATTTACGGGATGCTTTCATGCCATTACCTTTTAAAGAACCTTCAGCTACACTATTACAACTTATGGGTGTCGTGGTACAAGCAGGACAAAGGTTCGCATCTATTGCGGACATGCAAGTAGGGGATGGGAATCAACAGGCAGCAGTGGGCACGACAGTGGCTCTGTTGGAAAGAGGATCTAGAACAATGTCGGCCATTCACAAAAGATTATATGCTGCAATGAAAAGAGAATTTAATTTATTGGCAAGAGTTTTCAAATTATATCTACCTCCAATTTATCCTTATGATGTCGTTGGTGGTCAAAGACAAATCAAACAGACTGACTTCGATGATAGAGTGGATATACTGCCAGTTGCAGATCCAAATATTTTCTCTCAGACACAGCGAATTTCTCTCGCACAAACGGAACTGCAATTGGCTACATCTAATCCAGAAATTCATAATCAATATGAAGTTTATCGGAACATGTATGAAGCTTTAGGTGTAAAAGATATAGATTTAATTTTAAAAAAACCACCAGAACCGACTCCAAAAGACCCTGCATTGGAACACATTGATGCAATGGCTGGAAATAAGTTTCAAGCTTTTCCTGGACAAGACCACAGATCACATATTACCGCTCATTTAAACTTTATGGCAACAAACATGGTCAGAAATGCACCTACGTTAGCCGCTTCAGTTGAAAAAAACTGCCTAGAACACATAAGTCTAATGGCACAAGAGCAAATTGAGCTAGAATTTAATGAAGAAATGAAGCAATTAGCGCAAATGCAGCAAATGATGCAACAAAATCCGCAAAATATGCAGATTCAGAACGAAATGATGGCTTTACAACAGAAAATTGAAGCCAGAAAAGCACTTTTAGTCGCTGATATGATGGAAGAGTACGCAAAAGAGGAAAAAGCAATAACTTCACAGTATGATAATGACCCAATTGCTAAATTAAGAGCTAGGGAGCTGGATATTAGAGCAATGGACAATGAACAGAAGCGAAAAGAAGCTGAAAAAAGATTGAATTTAGACAAAATGAGAGCTATGATGGCACAAGATATCCATGAAGATAAATTGGATCAAAACGAAGAATTAGCTGAACTTAGAGCCGATACTTCATTAGAAAAACAAGAATTAGCGAATAGAAACAGATTAACACTCGCTAGAATGAAACCAAATGGAAGGGGAAAATAATGACAAGAGGACTAGGATATGCACCAACAGGAAAATCTAAAAATATTCCTACACCAGATGTAAATAGTGGTGGTAATGTTGGATCGATGGGAAATATACACATTGAACCAGTAGAAGTAGTGAATATTAAAAAAGATACAAATCCTGTTAAAGGAACAAGAGCGGCTAGAAAACAGAAACCTGTAACCTGGTATTAATATGTGGTTTGGAGCACTTAAGCTCGGCTTAAACGCAGCGAGTCACATTTATAAAAAACGCCAAGAGACAAAA